GAGCCGAAATTTTTTTGTTCCTATTTTGTTCTTAATTAGCTAGATGGAAAAAAAACCCCCAGTTCAATTAAGAACCAGGGGTTAGTATGATTATCTATTTAGAGATAGTAATCCTTTTTTCTTGAGATCTTCCTCAAATGCTTTTAGTTTATCACCTTCATATTGTACATATTCTTGTGATGATTTTTTGCTGTGGATTCTTTTCTTAGTTGGTCTTTCAAGATCAACGAATCCTTTTGCAAAGTTTTGTATAAAAGCCTTAGCCTCTAGTTGATACTCAAGTTTGTCTTTACAAGATTCTAATTTTTCTTCACGAAACTGTCTTGCTGTTTCATAGAAATCTAAATTAGTAGTTTCATACATTGATATCAGTTCTTTGTATGATAATCTATTTATCTCTCTTGGATCATTTGGATTACCATTTAAAGAAATATCTATACCATTAGTATTGAAATCAATTTGAAAACAAACTCTTATATATTCACTTCGACATTCATCTTGTCCTAGTGAAGTTATATACTTGTTATTTGTTTTAGTTAGTTCATGTAATTTTAACCATGTATCTTTAAAAACATCATAGATTACTTTTACTTCTTCTTTATAATTATTCATTATTATTCTCCTATTATTATTTATTAAATTTACAATACATACATTATTCATTCATTATACTTATTAAAGAAATTATAATATATATATTATACTATGGAATAGCGTCCCACTCGCAGTAGTCATATGCGGAAAGTTGTTGCACCTTTAGGTGCGACCACTTTTCAGCTTGCGTGCATTGACTGCAAGACTGGTGGCGCTACCTTACCAATTCCATATATATATATTCTTCGAACACCCATGAGGGTATCTCCGAGTGCGGAGGAGATAGAGTAAATGGTTGCGTTAGCAACTCCGTAAGGATGCGAGGCAATAAACAAACTAACACTCATTGATTGATATTGTTACTTACACTTAGTCTTGTACTTACATAGTAGAGTATACAACATTAGTTAGCGTACTTGAGGTAGGGAATAAAGGCGTAGTTGCGTACAAGAGACACAAGATACACAATCAAAGTACGAACGTAGGCAAGAAGTTAATTCAAAGCGACTGTCGTTCGCAAACGACACGGGCTATGCCCGTAGGGGGGTTTTAGCGAGGCATAGGGCGTAATATATAATGTGGGGGTGCGGTACAATATATAGGAGGTTTGTAAACAGTATTCCGTAATTGACACACATACAAGGAAACGATACAAAGAGATATGACAGAGATAACCATGAAGTTCTCAGTTGCCCCAGCAGTTCTATTTTTAGAGACACAGCTACCAGAAAAGGTCATAGGGGGTTTGAACGAATACCTCGATGCACGCCATAAGAAGGGTGGAGAGGATTTTGGAAATAAACTGGTAGGTCAAATATCCCACGGGGAACAGTTAAAGATCGATTCCGAGGATCCATTGATAACCCCCTTTGTTAATATTGTGGCGTATATGTCCCAGGAGTACATAAAACAGTTTTGCAGGACTATAGGAGTTGAAGAATTAAGAAGAACTCCCCATGTTCACAGTCTATGGTCGGTTCATTCATACGAGAGAGACTACAATCCCTTGCATGACCACGGAATTGATACGCTTATGGGTTTATCATTCACCACATGGACTAAGATACCACCCCAGATTGCAGAGAAAGATGCCTATAAGTCGTCAGATCTCTACAATTCTAGTGGAATCGCAGACGGATTCCTGCAATTTCACTTCGGACAGACAGGGATACGGGGTTTGGAGGAGCTAAGACCACCATTCTCACGGACTGTTAAGCCCGAAGTTGGTAAACTACTGATGTTTCCATCCTGGACACAGCATTGTGTCTATCCCTTTGAGGGTGACGGAGAGAGGCGTACAGTAGCAGGGAACCTTAACATGGTAGATACAGACCTGATCGACTCAGATTCGTCTGTTTGATACCTTAAAATCAATTTAAACACTATTTTAAAGGAGAGATAACTATGCCAATGGTTAACGGAAAGAAATACCCCTACACTAAAGCAGGGATGAAGGCAGCAAGCGCAGCCAAAAAGAAAAAGAAGAAGAAGAAAAAGGGCATGAAGTAGTGACTGATGACAAAAGAATAAAGCAGTTAAAAGGATTAGACAGACCCTTAACTCCAGAAGAAATGGAAGAACTATGGGATTTAGAAAATCTAAAAAAATACGAAACACCCTTTGCTAAAGTTCAAAATAAGAACAAGAAGTTCATGGTATAAGTATGGCATCACCTAAACCTAAGAATAAAGCCCTATACTCTAGGGTAAAAGCAGAGGCTAAACGCAAGTTCAAGGTCTATCCTAGCGCTTATGCTAACGCATGGCTTGTCAAAACGTATAAGAAACGTGGTGGCAAGTACTAATGGCGTATAAGGGGGGTTTGCGCAAGTGGTTCAAGGAGGACTGGCGTGATGTTAAGACAGGAAAGAAGTGTGGGCGTAGCGGTAAGAAAGATAAAGGCCGACCATACCCTGCCTGTAGACCTAAGAAGGTAGCCAAACGAATAACAAAGAAAGAAGCAGCTAAAAAGACTGGACCGAAAAGAGTAAGCTGGTCTGTTACTGCATCAGGAAGAAAGAGAAAACAGAAATGAAAACGCTAACACCAAAACAAAAGGCTCTTATGAAAAAGCATAAGGTACATCATACTGCAAAACATATGGCTATGATGAAGAAGGCTATGCTTGCTGGTAAAACATTTACTCAAGCACATAAGATGGCTCAGAAAAAAGTAGGTAAGTAATGGCTAAGTCTCCTGCATGGCAACGTAAAGAAGGTAAGAACCCTAAGGGGGGTTTGAATGCCAAAGGTCGTGCATCTTACAATAAGGGAAAAACAAAAACTGGTAAAAAGCGTAACCTCAAAGCACCTAGTAAGAAGGTAGGCAACCCTAGACGAGCATCCTTCTGTGCTAGAATGAAGGGAATGAAAAAGAAATTAACCTCTGCAAAAACTGCAAGAGATCCAAACTCTAGAATTAACAAATCACTTAGAGCTTGGAATTGCTAATTAAAGGATAATCATATGATGAAATTTTTAACAGTAGACAATGAAATAGCTACTATAAAAAACAATAAAGTTATTAGTCCAGGTTCACGCTTTGATGGCATGGACATTAAAACTAATGAGGATATTGAAAAGATATTTGGTGTAAAAGTGGGTAAAAAAGATTTATCAACTTACAAAAAGACTGCTGAGAATGATCTTATGTATGGAGATTCTGGAGAGCAGCGTTTATATGAAGATGCTGTAAAAGCATATCGTGGTGAGATCAAAGGTCCAAGAGCTATGAAAACAATGGATGCAGTACAGGGAGAGTTTCCTGCTAGTATTATGGATCGTATTCGTCAAGATGCTGTTAAACCTAGAGAATTAAATATGCCTGCTCTACCAGCAATGGGTCCACTAGGCACACGAGAACAAACAATGAATTTTCGAAATCCTTCTCTTGGTAGATCACAAGCAAAATCTACACCAATGAACTTTAGAAAAATGTTATTGGCAAACTTAACGGGGTTACTATAATGGCTGGACACGGAGGAAAACGTAAAGGTGCAGGTAGACCTGTAGGAGTTACAGCTGGAACAAAACAAGAACGCTTAGATGCTAAACTAGGTAAAGGTCAAACAACACCATTAAAGTATATGTTAAACCTATTGAATAACCCACAGGTTTCTGTCGAAAAGAAGATGTGGGCTGCAAAGGAGTCAGCACCATATGTCCATTCTAAACTATCATCTGTTACTAAAACTTTGCAAGGTGATGATGATAAGCCTGTTGCTGTTACTATTGGCTGGAGAAAAAAGAAATAATATGTTGGGTAATATGTTCGGAGGATTACTTTCTTTACTACCTAATAATAAAGCTCAAGCAGTTGATGATATTAGATCAGAAGGTTTAATAGCTGTATCACCTAAGAAAGTAGATCAGGTATTTAATTTATTAAATTCTAATTATGATTTAAATGAAGGAGCTATTGCTGCAATCATGGGAAACATAAGTGCTGAAACTGGAGACTCATTTGATTTTACTCAGCAACAAAAAAATGGACCAGGTTATGGTTTATTTCAGTTTGAAGGAATACATCAAAAAGAATACGATAAATTTTTAGAAGAAAATAAAATTAATGATTCTGCAAAATCACAAATTGATTATGTAATGGAAAACATTTATGGTAGTAAACAAGATATTGTTGGACAGGGAAATGCAAAACTATTAAGAGAGGCATTTGCAAGAGGTGATGTAGATTTAGCTACAAGAATCTTTATGACAAAGTTTGAAAGACCAAAAGATCAAAGCGAGAAAAAAATATTAGATAGAATTAAAAGAGCAAAATCATTTATAACTGATGCAGATTGATATACCTTATGAACCTCGCCCTTTACAGGAAAAGATTCATAACGAACTAAAAAGATTTAATGTTATTTGCTGTCACCGCAGATTTGGTAAGACCGTATTTGCAATCAATCATTTAATTATGACTGCATGTGAAAAGCAAAATGCAAGATTGGCGTATATAGCACCAACATATCGCCAGGGTAAGGCAGTCGCTTACGACTATTTAAAAGAATATACGGAACCCTTAATGAAACTTGGTGGAAAACGTCACGAAACTGAACTTAAAGTTGATCTATGGAATGGATCAAGAGTTCAAATCTTTGGTTCTGATAATCCTGATGCTCTTAGAGGATTGGGATTTGATGGAGTATGCATGGATGAGTTTGCATTGATGTCTCCTAGAACATGGACAGAAGTTGTTAGACCAGCTGTGTCAGACAAACTTGGTTATGTAATCTTTATTGGTACTCCAATGGGACATAATCAGTTTTGGGATGTTTACGATTTTGCAAAACGAACAGGAAAGGATTGGTATGCACAATTATATAGAGCAAGTGAAACAGAAATTATCTCAGCTGAAGAATTGGAATCCGCTAGAGAAACTATGCCAGAAGATCAATTTGAGCAAGAGTATGAATGTAGTTTTCAAGCTGCGGTTTCTGGTGCTTACTATGGGAAACAAATTCAAAAAGCTGAAAAAGAAAATAGGATTACAGAAGTAGATTATGATCCTAACCTGGATGTAGAAACATGGTGGGATTTAGGAATAGGTGATTCAACTTCTATTTGGTTTGCACAACGAACTGGTGAAGAAGTAAGACTCATTGATTATTATGAAACATCAGGTGAATCACTTGGACATTATGCTACAGTCCTTAGAGATAAGGGATATAATTATGGTAGGCATATTGGCCCACACGATATTACAACAAGAGAACTTGGTACAGGTAAGTCCAGGTTAGAAGTTGCTTACGATCTTGGATTAGACTTTGAAGTATGTCCTCGATTAGAAGTAGATCATGGTATAGAAGCTGTGAGAAATAATTTAGATAACTGTTGGTTTGATAAAAACAGATGTAAATATGGTATTGATTGTTTGCGACAATATCGAAAACAGTTTGACGATAGAATGCAAACATTTAAAAATAAACCCCTACACGATTGGAGTTCACATGCTGCAGATGCATTTCGATATGGCTGTGTTGTTGATGGTCCAACAAGAACTGATTGGACTCAACCCATGAGTGTAGATACAAGATATATAGTTTAAGGAAATATATGGCAAAAGGTAAACCACTAGACGAGTATGTAATCTCAGGTATTTTAGGAGATCATATTAAAAATAGTTATGGATTTTATTCTTCTGAATTAACAGAATCTAGACGCAAAGCTAATGAATATTATTTTGGTGAAGCATTTGGTAATGAAGTAGAAGGTAGATCACAAGTTGTTTCTACTGATGTAGCTGATACTATTGAATCAATCTTACCACCATTACTTAGAATATTTACTGCAAGTGATAATGTAGTTAAGGTAGAACCTGTTTCACAAGAAGATGTTATGATTGCTGAACAAGCAACTGATTATCTTAATCATATTTTTAATAAAGATAACGAAGGCTTTACTGTTCTATACTCAATGTTCAAAGATGCATTGTTACAAAAGAATGGTATCTGTAAAGTATATTGGGATAACTCAGAAAAAATTGAACGAGAAACTTATGAGAAGTTATCTGATGATGAATTTACAATGCTTGTTGATGAAGATGGTGTAGATGTAAAAGAACATACTGAGTACGAAGATGAAACATTTCTAGAACAAAAATCAAAAGCAGAAGATGTACTAGCAGAACAAGAAGATTCTTTACAAGCATCATTGATGAGAGATGAACTTAATAAAGTTCCAACACCTAAACTACATGATGTTGTCATAACTAGAAAACAAACATTTGGTAAAGTTAAAATAGAACCAATACCACCTGAAGAATTTTTAATTGAACGCCAGGCTAAATCATTAGCAGATGCAAACTTTATGTGTCATAGAGTTCCAACTACTCGTAGTGCATTAATTGAAATGGGCTTTGATTATGATAAAGTTTATTCACTACCAAGTGAAAACAAAGAACAATATAACTCAGAACGTAGTACAAGATATAGAAATGTAGATGATGATTACGATAGAACAGTAGGTGATGCATCTACTGAAGAAGTAATTGTTTATGAATCTTATATTAGAATGGATGTTGATGGTGATGGAGTTGCAGAACTTAGAAAAATAACTTCTGCTGGTGATAGTGGATATACTATTCTTGATAATGTTGCTGTTGATTCTCATCCCTTCTGTTCATTAACGCCTATCATTGTACCACATAGATTCCATGGTAGATCTGTTGCAGAGTTAGTGGAGGACATTCAGTTAATTAAATCTACTGTTATGCGTCAGGTACTAGATAATATGTATCTAACAAACAATAACAGAGTTGCTGTTATGGATGGTCAGGTTAATCTTGATGATCTTTTAACAAACCGACCGGGCGGAGTTGTAAGAACAAAAGGCGCACCTGGACAAGTTATGATGCCTTTACAAAATCAAACACTAAGCAACCAAGCATTCCCATTATTAACTTATCTTGATACCATTAAAGAAGAACGTAGTGGTGTTACTAAATACAATCAGGGTATGGATACTGATACATTAAATAAAACTGCTACTGGTATTAATACTATTCTATCTCAATCACAAATGAGATTAGAATTAATTGCAAGAGTATTTGCTGAGACTGGTGTTAAAGATATATTCAAAAAGATATTTGAATTAGTTGTTAAGTATCAAGATAAACAACGTATTGTTAAAATTAGAAATAATTTTATTCCTATGAATCCTATGGAATGGAGAGATAGATGTAATGTTACTATTCATGTAGGATTAGGTACTGGATCTAGAGATCAACAATTACAAATATTAAATGCTATCCTTGGTAGACAACTTGAAGCAATTAAACTTCAAGGATCTGCACAAGGTCCAATCGTTAACTTACAAAACATTTATAATACATTGGCTCGCATTATTGAAAATGCAGGACTAAAAGATGTAGGTTCATACTTTACAGAACCATCTTTAGGTATGCAACAAATGCCACCACCACAAAAACCTCAACAAACAGAATTTGAAAAAGTTTCTCAAATTCAAACACAGCAAAAAGCAGCTCAAGCTCAAATGAATCACGAAAATAAAATGCGTGAATTAGAACTTAAATATCAAAAAATGATATTAGACTTTGAAACAAAAGCAAAAGAACTTGAATTAAAATACAAAGCTGATATAGATGAAAAAGCAATTAAGCGTGAAGCATTAGAAATGAAAGGTGTTAGTGATACTAATAAACAACTTTTAGATGCTTCAAAATTATTTGAACAAGAACAACCTGAGGCAGAAGTACAAATAAATGTCGGATCTCCACAAAGAGACTAGCAGAGGCACAAGAGCCAAAGAAGTTTTAGAAAACGAATTATTCAAAGAAACTTTAGATACACTAAAGAAATCTTATGAAGAAGCAATATTTCAAACTACACCTACGGATGACAAAGGTAGATTTTCTATCTATCTTGCATACCAAATATTAGGTAAAGTTGAAAACCATCTCCGTACTGTTATGGAGACTGGAAAACTTGCAGAGAAACAATTACAAGATCTTCGCAAGAAATAGCACCACCCATCCTGGAGTGCTAACATAACACTAACCATAAAGGAGTGAACTATGGCTGATGAAGCTATGAATGTGATTGATGCTGGCCAAGTTATCAAAGGTCTAATGACTGGAGAAACTAAACCTGCTGAAACAAAAGAAGAACAACCAACTGAAGTTGCTGAAGAAGTAACTGAAAAAGTTGAAGAAGAAGCTGTTGATGAAACAGTTAATCCAAGTGATGTTCCGTATATGGATCAGGAAACTGAAGAAGTTACAGAACAATCTTTGGAACAAGAAGCTCAAGAAGATATTAATGAAAGTTCAGAGGAACCTTCATACGTTGTCAAAGTTGATGGTAACGAAATGGAAGTCACCCTTAATGAACTACTTCGAGGGTATCAACGAGAAGCTGATTATACACGCAAAACATCAGAATTGTCTTTAGAGAAATCAAAGTACAACGATCTATTGCAACAATCTCAATCTGAGATTAATCAAAAATTGTCTAAGTTAAATGATTTAACAACAATGGCACAACAAGAACTTCAAAGAGAATATAGCAATATAGACTTTGAAAGACTTTATGAAGATGATCCTGTTGAAGCTGCACGACTAGAACATAAAATGCGAAAGCGTGCTGAAAACTTAAACATGATTCAGGAAGAAACTAAAGCTAATCAAATGCAAGAGTTTCAAAAATATATACAGGAGCAACAAAATAAAATTGCTACCTTAATACCTGACTTTTCTGATCCTGCTAAAGCTACTAAAATGAAATCTGATATGAGAAGATATCTATCAGGTGTTGGTTATAGCGATCAAGAGATCAATAGTATTTATGATTCAAGACAAGTCTTGTTAATTAAAGATGCTATGACTTATGATAAGTTAAGAAAAGCAAATCCTAAAGTTACAAAGAAAGTTGCTAAAGCTCCTAAAGTTGTTAAGCCTGGCGTTGCTAAAACAAAAGCTGATGAAGCTGCAAAACTTAGACGAGATAAACTAAGTCGTCTTAAAAAGTCTGGTCAAGTAAAAGATGCTGCCAAGATTTTTAAAGACTTTCTCTAATTAAAAATAAGGAGGCCTTATGGCACAACCAACCAACTTGTACGATACGTACGACACAACTGGTATAAGAGAAGATTTAGTGGATGTTATTTACAATATCAGCCCTGAAGATACTCCTATACTTTCAGCAATTCCTAGAACTGCTGCTAAAGCAACTAAGCATGAATGGCAATTAGATTCATTAGCTGCACCTGCTGCCAACAAAGTTATTGAAGGTGATGATGCAACTATTGATGCTATGACTGCTACTAGTAGAGCTTTCAACTACACACAAATTTCTGACAAAGTAATTGCTTTATCAGGAACTCAAAGTGCTGTTGACGCTGCTGGTAGAGCTGA